TATTAATATTGATACAGGAGAAGTAAAAGCGTAATATGTATTGTTAGGTGTTAGGAGTTAATATAGAAGAGCCTCGACAGTAATGTCGGGGCTTCTTCGTTTTATAATCTATTTTATATATTTATCAATAGACAAAATCTAATTAAAACATGGCGCAAGAAACATTAATTTCCCCAGGTGTTCTCACACGTGAGAATGACTTATCCCAAATAACCCAACTTCCTGTTACTGTTGGATTAGCATTGGTTGGACCGACTGTTAAAGGACAACCATACATCCCTACTGTAGTTACATCATATAGTGATTATATTAATCGCTTTGGTGGCTCATTTGTTAGTGGTGGTGCTAGCTATGAATTTTTAACTTCAATAGCAGCGTATAATTACTTCCAACAAGGTGGTGAAACAATATTAGTAACAAGAGTTGTAAGTGGATCATTTACTCCATCATCAGCTAGTATTTTAATCTCAGGAAGTGATACAACATACACCACATCATCATTCGTTTTAGAAACATTAAACTACGGTTTATTTACTGACAATAGTGGATCTATTTTGAGCAATGGTGGTTTAAGTAGTGGTTCAATGGAGAATGTAAGATGGGAAGTTACAAATGTTAACCAGACTCAAGGTACATTCACTGTATTAGTTCGTCGTGGTGATGATAATGATCTTAATAAAGTTGTTTTAGAAACATTTACTAATGTATCATTAGATTCAAATCAACCAAATTATATAGCTTCTGTGATTGGTAACCAATCTAGAACTTTATCATACGATGCGGATATGGGTGGATGGTATATTCAAATATCTGGTGACTATCCAAATAATAGCCGCTATGTAAGAGTTAAATCTGTAAATTCTCCAACCCCTAATTATTTTAATAATGCAGGTGGAGTAGCAGTTAATGGAGTTGGTGGTAGCCCATTATATGGATTAAGTTACTCAGCTTCATTACCATTAGCTGGATCTGGATCTTATGGTGGATCATTTGATGGTGGTGCTGGTGATGATATTCCATATGTTGGAAACACATTATTCGGAAACATTAGCACTACAACTCAAGGTTTACCAGCTTCTAACTATTTAACAGCTAGTAATATTTTAGCTAATAAAGATGAATATGATTATGAATTATTAGTTACCCCAGGTTTGATCAAAACTGATCACTCTTCAGCTGTAACTAGTTTCATAACTAACGCTGAACAAAGAGGTGATTATTTTTATATCACTGACTTAAAAGGATATAATAGTACTTTAACACAAGTTGTTAACGCAGCTGCTGGTACAAATACCAACTACGCTGGTGCTTATTGGCCTTGGGTTCAAGTAGTATCTCAAGAAACTGGTAAATTAGTTTGGGTACCTGCTTCAACTGTAATGGCTGGTGTGTATGCCTTTAATGATAATGTAAGTGCTGAATGGTTCGCTCCAGCTGGTTTAAACAGAGGTGGATTAGGCGGTGTTATTCAAGCAGAAAGAAAATTATCTCCAACAAATCGTGATAATTTATATGCTGGTAAAGTTAATCCAATCGCTACTTTCCCTAATGTTGGTGTAACAGCTTTTGGTCAGAAAACATTACAACAAAAAGCAAGTGCTTTAGATAGAATCAATGTTCGTAGATTATTAATTGCTCTTAAACGTTACGTTGGTAATGTAGCTAAGACATTAGTATTTGAACAAAATACAACTGTAACAAGAAACAGATTCTTATCTCAAGTTACTCCATATCTTGAATCAGTACAACAAAGACAAGGTTTATACGCGTTCAAAGTTGTAATGGATGAAACAAATAACACTCCAGATGTAATCGATAGAAATCAGTTAGTAGGTCAAATTTACTTACAACCAACTCGTACAGCTGAATTTATCCTCTTAGATTTCAACATCTTACCAACTGGTGTAGAATTCGGTTCATAAACTTAAACTATTAATATTTATATAAAACAACAATACAATGGCAGTATTAGATCCAAATGAAATAATGTTCACAGCGTTTGAACCTAAAGTTCAAAATCGCTTTGTGATGTACATTGATGGAATCCCAACCTATTTAATTAAAAAAGCATCTTCACCATCATTTAACGCTGGTGAGATTATATTAGACCATATAAACGTTTACCGTAAAGTTAAAGGTAAAGTTAGATGGGAAGATATGAACTTAGAGCTTTATGATCCTGTAACTCCATCAGGCGCTCAAGCAGTGATGGAATGGGCTCGTTTAGCACATGAATCAGTAACTGGTAGAGATGGATATAGCGATTTCTATAAAAAAGATTTACGCTTAGATATCTTAGGTCCAGTTGGTGATGTAGTAGGTGAATGGATTATCAAAGGTGCTTATGTTAAAACAGCTAACTTTGGTGAGTATGACTGGTCAAATGAAGCTTACATCAGTATCGCTATGACTATCGCTATGGATTACTGCATATTGAATTACTAATCTGAACACAGTGCCTATAATAAGAGCCGTCCATTTGGACGGCTTTTTTTATTTTTGTATATTTATATATATAAAACAATAAAAACGTTATGGAAGAAAAATTTAAGTATCCAACTGAGCAAATTGATTTACCATCTAAAGGTTTACTTTATCCTGAATCATCTCCATTGTCTAAAGGTGTAGTTGAGATGAAATACATGACAGCTAAAGAAGAAGATATTCTCACCAATGTTAACTTTATTAGACAAGGTGTTGTGATTGATAAACTGTTACAATCAATGATTGTTACACCTATTGATTATAATGAATTATTAAATGGTGATAAAAATGCCATTTTAATTGCTGCTCGTATTTTAGGATATGGTAAGGATTATGAATTTATGCTTGGCAATCCAGAAACAGGAGAGAGTGAAAAAGCAACAGCTGATCTAACTCAAATTGAAACAAAACCATTAGATGAATCCTTATTCACTCGTGGTAAAAATGAATTTAGTTTTACATTACCGTTTTCTAAAGTTAATGTGACTTTTAAATTATTAACTCATGGTGATGAGAAAAAAATTGATAAAGAAATTGAAGGATTGAAAAAAATTAACGCTCAATCTATTACTACTATAACTACTCGTTTAAAACATATTATCACTTCTGTTAATGGTGATAGAGAAGTAGCTACAGTTCGTGAATTTGTAGATAATATGTTAGCTAGAGATGTAAAAGCATTACGTGATTATGTCAATAAAATAACACCAGATGTTAATTTAAAAGTTAACGCGGTTAAAGAAAATGGTGATGTAGTGGAGGGCATCGAGTTACCAATTGGTGTTAGCTTTTTTTGGCCTGAATCTTGAGTATAAAAATATTGTACTAGAAGAAGTACATTCATTATGTTATCACGGGAATGGTGGCTTTACTCATAGTGAAGTTTATAATATGCCTATCAGATATAGGCACTACCATTTGAAAAAAATAGCTGAATTTATAGAAAAACAAAGTGAAGCTATGCGTGGTGATAAAGAAATAACAGAAGATACAAAACTTCCTAATAAAGTCCAACCACCAGACTTTGTAAGTAAAGTGAAAGCGCCTAAAAAATAGGGCGCTTTCATATTTATTCTCGATATAAACTGTAACAAATGCCAGATCCACAACAGCAAGATCCACAACAGCAGGCCGCTTTTAATGATGAATTACAAGAAACAAATGATTTATTAAAAGATACTAAGGATATAGTTGATACACTAAGAAATGATTTTTTAGGTATAGGATCAGCTATTGAGAATGGACTTAAAGTTAAAATAAAAGATCTTAAAGGAGATACTAAAAAAGTAGCTCAAACTATATCAAATGATATAGCTAAAGGCTTTAGAAAACTAAGAATAGATTCTTCAGACTTAGTTGATCTAACAAAGAAACAATTAGCTGGATCTTTAAAAATAAAAGATGTTAACTCAGCTATAGAGACTATTAAAAGTAATCATGCATCTTTAGAAAACTCAATTAAAGAAGCTGTATCTGAAAATTTAATGAGTGAGACTGAGGGTAAAGATCTATTAGAAATTGTACTTGAAAGAAAAAAAACACAATTAGCTTTAGCTAAACAGTTAGCTGATGAAGCAGAAAGACAGGAAAAGGCTTTAGGTATAACATATAAAATATTTGATGGTATAGCTAAAATACCCATACTTAATTCTCTTATTAAAATAGAGAAAGTTAAAGAAGCTATGGAAGGAGCTGCTGCTAACACTAACTCAGCTTGGGGTGTTTTTAGAAAAGGTGTAGCTGCTTCTTTTCAACAAATAGGGAAATCTTTAAAAGATCCATTAATTATATTAGGTCTTCAAGTAGCTTTATTTAAGAAAATTTTTGATATTAATAAAGAAATAAATGAGAGACAAGTAGCTCAACAAAAGTCTTTAGGTATATCATATGATCAATCACAAAAATTAGCTCAAAGTACATTTGAATACGCTAACGCTACTAATGATGTTTTTGTAACTGAAAAACGATTAACAGAAGGTAGAACCAAACTAAATGAACTATTAGGCACTAGTGTTGTTTATACTAATCAATCAGTTGAAGGTTTTGAACGTTTAACTCATTATTATGGTGTAAGTGAAGAAAGCGCCGCTAAATTAACTGAGTTAGCTACTCAACAAGGTACATCTACTAAAGATATTCTTGGTTCTACTATTAGAACAGCTAATGAACAAAAAAGACAATTTGGTGGAACAATAAGTTATCAAAAAGTATTACAAAAAGTAAGTTCTACTGGTGGTGAAATATTGACTAAATTTAAAGGTAACACTCAAGAATTAGCTAAAGCAGTAATGCAAGCTGATAGATTAGGTTTAAACTTAGATCAGGTTAATAAAATAGGTGAATCATTACTTGATTTTGAATCTTCAATTGAAAATGAACTTAAAGCTGAATTATTAACTGGTAAACAAATAAATTTAGAAAGAGCCAGAGCAGCTGCTTTATCAGGTGATTTATCTAAATTAACTACTGAGATCGCTCAACAAACAGGCGGTATAGCTCAATTCCAAAAGATGAATGCTATACAACAAAAAGCATACGCTGAAGCTTTTGGTATGACTACCGCTGAGATGGGTGATATGCTCCGTAAACGTGAGTTTGAAGCTAAACTAGGAGCAGACGCTAAAAAATCAGCTGAAGAACAACTTAGAATAGCCGATGAAAGAGGTATTAAGATAGATGAAAGTATTAGAAAAGATCTTGAAGCTAAAACATTGGCTGATAAACAAAAATATGTTTTTGAAAAAATAGCTGAAATTATAGGAAGAATAACAGCTGGTCCTATGGGTAAGTTTATGAAGATGTTAGAGGGTGCTTTAGGATTTGTAGAAAAAATATTTAGCTTTTTTGGCAAAATAACAGGTGGTGTATTAGGTGATGCTTTAGGAGCGGCTATTATGGGAGCTCCTTTATTGATAGGACTTACAAAAATGTTAATTGGCGGAGCTAAAAATTTATTTTTTGGTAAACCATCTGGTAGAGCTGGAGATCCTGTACATACAACTCAAGGCGCTGGAGGTGGTGGTTTAGCAGATATGTTTAGTGGTGGATTTGGAAAAAAAGGTTTAGTTAAAAAATTTGGAGCTAAAGGAGCTAGAAATATTATAAGAGGAGCTAAAGGACTTGGAGGATTTGGCATAGGTGCCGCTGTAGGACTTGGAGCTGACTTAATATCAGATCAAATGGAAGAGGGTGGGGCTAAAGATACAGTATCTGGAATTGGTACAGTAGCTTCATATGCTGGTACAGGAGCTATGATTGGATCTATCATACCAGGTGTTGGTACAGCTATTGGAGCTGGTGTTGGAGCTATAGCTGGTGCTATTAAAGGATTATTTGATGCTGAAACTAATAAACGTGAACGTGAAGAAAAAGCTAAACAACAGCGTGAAGATCAACAGAAAAAAACAAATGAATTATTAGCGCAATTCTTAGATAGACCTGTACAATTAAATGTTGGAGGTAAAACAATACTTGACTTTAACACAGCGTCTAATCTATATGGAAACCAGCAGAGTTCATTCTAATTTATATATTTATATTAAACAATTAAATTTAATAACATGGCAGCAGTAGTTGATCAATTAAAAGGCGGTACCTTAAGTTTAAAAGGCAATCCAGGACCAACTTTTGAAACTGAAGGACAACGTACAACTTCAGATATTCAGGCTTCAACCAAAAATAATCTTTTAAAATCTTCTCAAGATTTAATATCTGGTAGAAGATATGGCAAAGGTAGATTTACAACATTTGTATCTCCATCTTCTTTAGATGCTAATGGATTACCAGTGGGAACTGAATATAAAAATAAGGGACCTAGAGAAGGAAGATACTAAAAAAATATAAATGCCTTTTTTAAAATTAGATAATAGCTGGTCAAATCTAGCCAAGTATTATAATCAATCATTTAATAACAAACCTGAAGTACCAACTCTTAAATACACAGCATTTGATGATGGTTTAATACGTGGTGGAGTTATTAACGCTACTTTAGCGTCAGTTAGAGATACAGCTCGTATAGGTAAATTTTTTGCTTCTGGAAAAGGTGTTTTATTCATAGCTAAACAAGTTGGTTTACAATTATCTAATCCATTATTAGAACAAGCCCCACCAGAAGATACTTTTGGTAAATTAGGTACTAATACTAAATCAAATTTATTAAATAATGCTGCTGGAGCTGCCAATACAGCTATTAACGCTATAAATAGTTTTATAAATAAAAGATCTCCTAACCAAATATATAACTTAGGTTTAAACACATTAACTCAAATTCCATTAGTATCAGCTGGTGGACATATTATTAGACATGGTATCACACCAATTGGAGGCGGTGGTTATTTAAATGGAAGTACAGATAATATTAAAGGCTATAATTATGAAGCTATAGCTAGAGAAAATAATATTAAATCTACAACTTACATAAATTCAAACACATCAATTGAATCACAACCATATAGTGGACCTGCTGCTACAACAAACATACTTGGACAAGGTGAAACTGGTAAAGTAATTTCTAATCAAGGTGGTAGACTTGTTACACAATATTCTAGTCGTAAAGAATTAAAAGCTAATTTAGGTGAAAAATCTAAAACAATAGGTTTTAGTGAAGAAAACTCTAAAATCCTTGAAAACGCAACAATAACAGCTAAAAGTGATACATTAACTAGATACTTAGCTTCTTCTAATAGGTTGCTAAGATATTATGGTACAATTATAAAAAAAGGAAAAGAAGGTGGTTCTATTGAGTTAGATAGCTATAATGGAGGTCCTGAAAGTGCTTATGGTATAGGAAAAACATTTATTAGAACATACACTGATCAACAAACTGATATAACTAAAAAAATATCAGATGTGTCTGGAAAAAATGTATCTATTCCTATACCAGGAATGACAGGAACTGTAATACCATTCACTTTCCCTAAAGATTCTACAGAAAATCTTTTAAATGGTTTTCAAGCCAGACCATATAATAATATTGCTAATAGAAAAGCAAAGATAGATCGTTTTAATGCCACTTATATAACCCCAGCAGATAAAAATAATGTAGAAGATAGAGTTGGTGTTTCTAAAGTAAATAAAGAAAACAATGTTACTCAAAGAAGTGTAGATGCTATTAATACTATTAGTATTATGAATAGTAAAACCTTTTATGGTACTAGTACATCAGCTCAAGCTTTTAATACAGATAATAGTACTCTTTTCACATATAGTGATAATACAAATGGAAAAGTACAAGCTGGATATTTTGGTAGAGATCTTATTAAATTTAGAATTGAATTTTTAAATAATAATATTTCTACTACCTCTATACAAGATGAAAGTGGTAAATCTAAAATTATTACAAATACTGATGTTTTAACATTTAGAGCCTATATAGATGATTTCCAAGATGGTATGCAAGCTAAATGGAGCTCATATCGTTATATGGGACGTGGTGAAGAATTTTACATATATGATGGTTTTTCAAGAGATATGAGTATCGCTTTCACTATGCATGCCCATTCACCTGAAGAAATGAAACCATTATATCAAAAACTAAACTATCTAATGTCAGCCTTCACCCCAGATTATAACTCAGCTAATAAAATGAGGGGTAATATAGGATACTTAACTGTTGGAGATTACGTTTATAGACAACCAGGTATATTTACTGATATTAAATTATCAGGAATGTTAGATACACATTGGGAGATAGCTTTAAATGAACCTGAGAAGGGTTCTGATAATGGACAGTATGAAGTGCCTAAACATATTAAAGTAAATTTAACATTTAAACCTATTCATAGTTTCTTACCGCGTAGAGTATCTACAGGTGATATTAATAGTGGTAATATTCCATTTGTTAGAGCACCATTTATTACACGAGATGACGCTAATAATAAGTACTTAAAAGCGTAATATTCTCATATTTATTATCATGGAACGCTATGATGATATCCCTATAATTCAAACAGTACCATCAGTACAATATCCTAAAGTAACTAGGTATCGAGCATCAGTTAGATATCCTGATGTCCCGCTATCTGAGGATGATGTTTTTATATATACTATTCGTGGTGATAGGTTAGATAATCTAGCTTATCAATTTTATAATGATCCAACATTATGGTGGATATTATCAATAGCTAATCCTGATTTACCAAATGATTCATTATATCCAACACTTGGTTTCCAATTACGAATACCAAATGATATTAGTCAAATTTTATCGGATTATGAACAATTAAATAGTTAAAAAGTGTTATGTCTATATTTAAAAGTACATTAAAGCCATTTGTAGCAGCCCAACTTAAAGCTCGTGAGAAAGTAATAGGCCAAGTTGAAAATAATAAAGCAGGTGTTGGCCCAAGAGATAGTACTTTCTTACGTTATGCAGCTGGTAAAAACGGCTGGGTGAGAATGGTATCTATGGTTAATTATGATTCTCAAAAATTTTCTAAAAGTAAAGGTAGATTTGAAAGTGATGGTAGATATAGTGGTAATCAACTAACAAAAAAATATGTTTTAGAAGGTGGTACTTTATATGAAGGTAGTAAAGGATTTTATTTAAGAAGAGGAGTTAATCAACGAGATGGTATATATGGGAGTAATATTGATAAAATATCTTTTGATCCTAAATCAAACCAAGTTGATAGAACATATGGTCTCAGACCAATGCCTGGTATTACATCAGTAAGTATACAAAACAAATCCGCGTACGGCTCATTAAGAGAAGCAACTGTTAATTTTTACGCTTGGGACAAACACCAATTAGAAGAATTAGAAGTGTTATTTATGAGACCTGGCTATAGTGTGTTTGTAGATTGGGGATGGTCTCAATACTTAGATCATGGCCCCGCTAAACAAGGTATTAACTCATACCCAGATAATATTCGTATTGAAAATTTATTAGCACCTTTATCTCCAGAATTACTTGATCCAATAAATGAAGGTAGAATATATAATTTAATTGATACTAATATAGAGAAATATAATGGTAATTATGATGCTATGATTGGTTTTGTAAAAAACTTTTCATGGCAAATGATGGCTAATGGTGGTTGGCAATGTTCTACAACTATTATTTCTAGAGGTGAAGCACTTGAAGAAATAAAAGCAAGTAATAACCCTAGAACTATTCTTGGTAGTAAAACAGCTCAAACTCCAGCAGCTGGGTTAAATACTCCAGCAGAACCACCACCACCTATTCTTAGTTTTTTTGAAAAGTTATTTCTAACTATAAAAGGATCACTTAACTATTCTGAATTTTCAGGTTTAGCACCTGGTACTCCTCCTGTTACAGGCGCGGGTACTTCAGGTACATCTGGAACATCAGGAGTATCTGGTACATCTGGTACATCTGGTACCATTAAAACTGATGCTAATAAAGCACCTCTACCTAATGGTACAAGTGGCACAAGTGGTACTAGTGGTGTGGCTGGTGGAGAATTTTATGTTCAGGGAGTAGATCCTTCAGCTATTATAGGTAAAGTACTTGAAGAATTTAATTTTATTAAACAAGCTTTAGCTGAAACAACAAATAAATATAAAATATATACATGTAATGATGATGGATCTAAAGCTGGAGTGTATAATTATGATGGATATAAAGTAACTAATTTCCCAGGTGGTGTTTTACCAGCTGAAGGTTCAACAGATGGTTCTGGTATTGAATATATTTCATTTGATCTTTTTATAGCTATACTTCAAAGATTTTTTATACCTAAAGATGAAAAGACAAAAGAACCAATGATTTATTTTGTGGTTCCTGGAAGAACTCCTTGTCTAATGAGTGAAGATACTGTTAGTGTTGATCCAACAACATGCTTAGTTAAAAATCAATTCGCTACTTTTGTAACAGGTTTAGATACAGGATTTGATCCTGTTTTATATACTAATTTAAATTGGAATGGAACTCAGTTAGTACCAGGATCTCAAATATCAATAGGTACATTTCCATTTGATACATTTGCTAAAGACAAAAAAGTCAAGGTTCCTGATCCTAAAGACAAAAATAAAACTATTGATGTTGATCAAAAAATAGTTAGCATTGGAGAAATAGGTAACATTTATATATCTATAGGTAAAATTATCCAAACTTATAGAGATTTATCAGATCCTAATGGTGTTAACATAGTTGATCTTGTAAATAACTTATTAGAAAGTATATCACTTGCTTTAGGTGGTCTTAATGACTTTAAATTATATACTGAAAAAAATATAGTTCAAATTATTGATGCTAAGTATTTAGAAGTTGGTGAATCATCTAGTAGTAAATTTAAAATGGACTTAATTGGATTAAAAAGTATATGTCGTGATGTTAAAATAAACTCAAGAATATTTCCAGAACAAGCATCTATGATTGCTATTGGTGCCGCAGCGGGTGGATCTTCTAATAATATAGGAGATGTTTATGCATCAAGTCAAGTGTTATTTAATAAAGGATTGAAAGATAGAGTTATACGTGATTTAGGTTTTGATGAAGGTAACACTAGTGCTCCATCAATGATTGAAGGTGAAAATTTATATTACTTTCAGATATATGATAATATTAAAGCATTAACAACATATATTAAACGTAAAGTTTTAGGAATTGATGACACTGGTACTAGAGGATATAATAGTATAATGACACCAAATGATGAAGAAATATCAAATGCATCTAGTATGCTAAAAACACTTCATTATCAAATCAATAATAAAGATGTTGATTTTAAAGCCTTCGTTCCTTTCGAATTAGAAATAACATTAGATGGTATTAGTGGATTTGTTGTTGGACAGATTTTTACTATTGATCAATCTATACTACCTAGAGATTATTACAATAAAAATTTAGGATTTGCTATAACAGGTGTTTCTCATATGTTGCAAAATAATGATTGGTCTACAACTATAAAAACACAAATATGTTTATTAGATAATGGTGATTATCCTTCTGATGTTGATAAAGCTAAATTAAAACAAGCTATAGCTACTATACAACAACAAAATCAATCTAGAGCATACTTATTTTATGCTATAACTGATTACATCATCTATCTTATGGTTAGAATGATGACTGATGATGGAGCTACAAAATTAAAACAACCATTCTTAGCAGGTACCCAAGCCGTTATTAATGGTCCAGGAATGGATACATCTTATTTTGCTCCAGGTAAAGTTCAAGATGCATTAAATAGAATTAGTGACACACAATGGGAAAGTACATTACCTGGTGGATTTGGATATACTGGTGAAAATACAGGTGGAGGACTTACTAATTATACGAAAAAATGGTGGGAAGCAAATAAAACAAATACTTCATTACCTAATTTTCCAACTGGCAGTTATGAAGAATTTACTCAAATAATTTTACCTGATGGCACTAAAATAATGCCTTCTGTTATGCAAGCTTTTATAATTAACTTTGATAAATATCTTTTAAATACAACTAATTTAACAAAAAGCTTACAAGTAAAAGCTGGATTTGATCCTAATAAAGACTTTTTCTTATATAAATTTTTTGGAAATGATCCAAAAGCAGGACTTCAAAATAATAATCTTATCACAATTAAAAATGGAGAAACCCTTATTAATTTAAAAGCAATATGGTCTTATTGTTTAGGAAAAGTTCAAGATCAAATAAATTCTGTAGGTCAATTCGCTTTTATTATTCAAGGTAATGAAGCACCTTTCACATCATTAGAAATAGATATTAAAGGAGATGGACAATATAAACTAGATACTGATTAATAATGTATATACCAATCTCAAATATAATAGAAACAGGATACACTCAGGGTAGTCAATATACATTACCTGATGGAAGTAATTATAAAGGATTCTATCACAAAGATAATGTTGGTAGATATTGGACTGGAAAAGAACATGATAGATCTTCTATTCGATTAACTAATCTAGTAGGTGATATTAGTAATACACCTATTGATTTGAATTTTATATCTAAAAACAATCCAGTATCTAAAAAGTTTACAAAAATATATGATCAAAACAATGATTCTCCTTTATTAAAAAATGATATTATACAGCCAACTCTTGAGGACTATGAAAAAGGATATTTTACACGTTATATAGCTCAACTAAAAGCATCTATTAACCCAGAAAATAATATTGTTGAGTTAAATCAAAATTCATTTGATGTAGCTTCTAGAAATGGAAACGTTGTTAGAGCTTATAGATTTGCTATATTCAAATGGAAAATAGCTGGTCCGTTTTATGATTTATATAGAGGTAATATTAGAATAGAAGCTGGTATTATTGATACTAACTTACGATCTTTACAAGATGTTGAAAAAAAATCTATACACGGTATAACATTATTTTTAAAAGATCCAACTCAATTCGCTATAAAACCTTTTGGTTTCGCTTTAGAGAACTCTTTGGTAAGCTAAATTTTCTATTATATATTTAACCTAATAATAAAGGTTATGTTTTATATAGTAGAAACAAAAGAACAACTTGAACAGCTAGGTAAACCAGAACATAATGCTTGTTTTGTTAATGTTATCACTACAAATGATAATAAACACCCATCATTAACTAAACCATGTTTAGTATATTATAATGATGGAGAAAAAGGTTATATATTACCTATAGATCATAGTGAAGCATTTAAATTAGATTGGGAGACAGTTAAACAATTTCTTTCTGATATTGAGCTTGTTTATGTCTTAGATAAAAAATTCCATTTATATTTTCTACCAGAGCATAATTTACAAGATTTTAATTTTATTAATTATGTTGATGAGTCACAATTTGATACTAAAGTACACACTGACTTTAATCGTGAGAAATATTATATAAATGAGCTAAATACACTTATACCAATTTCTAAACATTATGAGAAATGGGAAAATATATACAAACATTTAGTTGAAAAATTATTTTTTTCTAAATGGCATGTAGCTAATGAGTTTTTAAATGGTCCATTTACTAATGTATTATATGAAATAGAGAAAAACGGTATAGGTATTGATCCACGTAAGTTTAATAAACATTTTGAAACTACTTGGAAAGATAATTCGATTTACGGGAATACAGTTTATACACAATACAATTTATATAATTTAACTACTCGCCCTTCAAACGCATTTAATGGAGTTAATTTCGCCGCTTTACCTAAGGGTGTAGCGCGTGAGTCATTTGAACCAAATAATTATGTATTTGTTGAGTTTGATTATAGTGCTTACCATCCACGTATAATTGGTAAAATGATTGGTTACACATTTGAAGGTGAACCATATGATGAGGTACCTAAAGAAATAATGTTTCAAAACATATATGGTGGTATTAGAGATGAATATGCTTGGTTTCCATTTTTTAGTAAACTGAATGAGTGGTTAGATATTAGATGGAAAGAATTTAAATCAACCCAACTTAATAGTTTAATATTACCAACAGGTATTGTTATACCACAAGTAAAAATAGATAACCCAAATAAAAATAAAATACTAAGCTACCTAATTCAGGCCTATGAAACATATTATAACACATTAACATTAGAACGTGTGTTAAAACTACTAAAAGGTAAAAAAACTAAAATAGTATTATACACATATGATTCAATTCTATTAGACGTGGCTAAGGAGGATATTAAAACATTATTACCAAAAATTAAACAAGAACTTGAAGCAGATGGTTTTCCAACACGAATGAGTGTAGGTGAAAATTATGGCGCTTTAACAAAAAAATAACATATTTATGACATGGAACTTAACTATAGAGGAATTGGCAAACAAGTTATTCGCAACCTTCTCAAAGAAGGAAGACATAGATGAAACAATTGAGGTTATAGCTAGTCGCTATTCCATATTATTCAATAAAATTTTTATTTTAGAGTCTAAGGATAGTGATGAATTTATATGCACATATAATATTGATCCAGGCAATCTAAGTACTATGTCAGTGTTGCCAAACACTATATTATTACATCGTAAAAAAGAATCAAATTCTTTATATACAATCAATGCTTTGAATACTTTAATCAAATCATTGAATAATGGTTACGCTGATCCCAATTATAAGATTAATTGGTCTGACTATAAGAATACTATCTTATTAACAAACGGTCCAGACCTTCGCAAGTTAGAAACAACTATCTATAAGATAGTTAATATCTAAGTTTGGCCTCCGGCTGACCTTACATTATATTTAATTCTAAAATAATAAACAGTTATGGATTTGAATCAGATCAAGCAACGTATGCAGTCGTTGCAAAACAAAGGCAAAGGCGGCGGTAACAAAGATGACCGCGCTAAGAATTTCTGGGTTCCACCTGTAGGTAAATCAGTGATTCGTATTGTTCCATCTAAATTCAACAAGGCAAATCCGTTCAAAGAAGTAATGTTCCATTATGGTATTGGAAACAAAACCATGTTGTCATTATCTAACTTTGGCGAAAAGGATCCAATTGTTGAATTTGCTCAACAGCTTCGTAAAACTAGTGACAAAGAAAATTGGTCATTAGCTAAGAAGATTGAACCTAAAATGAGGGTATTTGTACCTGTTATTGTCCGTGGCGAAGAAGATAAAGGTGTTCGCATGTGGCAATTTGGTAAAGAAATGTACCTTGAATTGTTAGGTATTGCTGAGGATGAGGATATCGGAGATTATACTGATATTATGGAAGGTAGGGATCTTACAGTTGACACAGTTGGTCCAGAAGTTACTGGTACTAAGTTCAACAAATCATCTATCCGTATTAAACCAAAAACTAGCCCATTGTCTGATAACAATGATGTTATTAAGAAGTGGATTAGTGAACAACCTGATGTTTTGTCGCTCTACAAAAAGTATGAGTTTGATGAAATGAAAACAATGTTGATGGAATGGTTAGAGCCATCTGAAGACAGTAGTGAAGAAACAACTGAAGAAGTTGCTGAAACACCAGTACAAGAGGCACCTAAAGCTAACTATGCCCTTAACACTAAGAAGAAAGGGTTTGATGAAGATGAATTTGATGAACTTTTTAACAAGTAATTAAAATGGCAAAATCCAAAAGTGTAAATGCGAGTGTATCTCAAGCAATTAAAGGTACATTTGATCTTGACAAGTTCAAGAAAACTAAAAAGCTAGACGCATCGTCTAACTTTAAAGCACAAAAGTGGATTCCATTTTCACCTGCAGTACAAGATGCCTTATCAATACCAGGCGTACCTATGGGACACATAACCATAGCTAGAGGTGGCTCGGACACAGGTAAAACAACTCTAATGATTGAAACAGCGGTAAATGCTCAGAAAATGGGCATTTTACCGGTGTTCATCATTACTGAAATGAAATGGGATTTCGCTCATGCTCAAAAAATGGGCTTCCAATGTGAAGCTGAACCTGATGAAGCTACAGGTGAAGTAATGAATTATAAGGGTTTCTTTCTATATGTTGATAGATCAACTCTTAATTCAATTGAGGATGTAGCAGCGTTTATGGCTGATATCTTAGATGAACAAAAGAAAGGTAACTTACCTCATGACTTATGTTTTCTATGGGATTCAGTAGGTTCTATACCATGTGATATGAGTATTGAACAAGGTAAGAATAATCCAATGTGGAACGCTGGAGCTATGTCTCAACAATTTGGTAATTTCATTAATCAGAAAATACCTCTATCACGTAAGGAATCATCTCAATTTACTAATACATTTTTTGTAATTAATAAAACAGGTGTTCAACCAGCATTAACTCCTATGAGTCAACCTCGTATGACTAATAAAGGTGGTAATACAATGTATTGGGATGCTTCACTTGTTATTACATTTGGTAATGTTACAAATAGTGGTACAAGTAAGATTCACGCTCAACATAAGGGTAAGAAAGTAGAATTTGCTAAACGTACTAAGATCGCTATCGATAAAATTCATGCTGATTGTGGAGTCGCTACCACATCAACAGTAATTGTTACACCTCATGGATTCATACCAGACGATAAAGATGAAGAGAAAGCTTATAAAGCTGCTCATGCTCATGAATGGTTTGGTACTGAAGTTAAAATTGAGGAAATTCAAGTTACTGAAGATAACAGCGAGTGGGAAGAAAGTAGTAAAATATCACCAATGATTGAAATCGATAATGATGATGAACAAGACACTTAAACATATCCTTGATAACATAAAGAATACTAAAGAGGAACCTCTACAATTAAACAGTAAGGTTCTTCTTATAGACTCGATGAACACATTTCTAAGAAGTTTTGCCATGATCAACCATATGAATCCAAGTGGAGCCCACATCGGTGGGCTCACTGGATTCTTAAAATCAATTGGTTTTGCAATTCGTCATATTAAACCAACTAGAGTTATTCTTATATTTGATGGAAATGGTAGTACAACAAATAAAAAGAATCTATACCCAGAATATAAGGCGCATAGAAAATTACAACGTATAACTAATTGGGATGGGTTTGATGGTAAAGAGGAAGAGTCTGCTTCAATTGAGAATCAAATGTTACGTTTAGTAGAGTATTTAAGATGTTTACCTATTGATTTACTATCTATTGATAAAATAGAAGCAGATGATGTTATAGGATATATAACCAACAAACTAGCTGGTGAAGTATATATAATGTCAGCTGACCAAGATTTTCTACAATTAGTAAGTGATAGAGTAACAGTATATTCACCTATTAAAAAGAAATTTTATACTCCAACATTAGTAAAAGAAGAATATGGTTTATATCCTTCAAATTTTATTAATAAAAAAATATTGATGGGAGATGATTCTGACAATATACCTGGTGTAAAAGGATTAGGACCTAAAAAACTATTTAAGTTATTTCCTGAGTTAGATAGTCCATCACATATTCCATTAAGAAGTATATTAGATAAATCTAAAGAATTAATTAATGAACATGGATTGTATGGTAATATAGTTAATTTTGAAAAACAACTACTTGTTAATCAACAATTAATGGATTTATCTAATCCAGATATATCAGAGGATAGTTTAGAGGAAATAGATCAAGTATTATTTAATGAACCTAGCAAATTAGATAAGTTACATTTTTTAAAGCTTTATAATGAGGATAGATTAGGTAATTCAATTCCTAATACAGAGATTTGGCTTAACGAAATTTTTTCTTATCTTCAAGTATACAAATTAAAATAAGTTATGACTACATTTAGTAAGTTGAATCAGTATGGTTTGAATTTTCAAACCAAGGTAATTAGCTCGCTTTTAAAGAATAAAAAATTTCTACTTAACATTCGTGATGTTGTAACACCAGATTACTTTGATAATCAAGCACATCAATGGTTGGTAGAAACAATTATTAAGTATTTTGATAAATGGCATGCTACACCAACATTAGATACACTTCATATTGAAGTAAAGAAAATTGAGAATGAAGTATTAAAAACAGCTGTAGTAGAACAACTTAAAGAAGCATATAAAGCATCAAATGAAGATGCTGAGTATGTAGAAGCTGAATTTAGTAATTTTTGTAAAAACCAACAATTAAAGAAAGCACTACTAACATCAGTAGATCTACTACAATCAGGAATGTATGATGACATTAGATCACTTGTCGACTCAGCTTTAAAAGCTGGTATGGATAAGAATTTAGGTCATGAATATGAGAAAGATGTTGAAGACAGATATCGTGAAGAATACAGAAACCCAGTAGCTACACCTTGGCCAGGTATTAATAACTTGTTACAAGGTGGTTTAGGTGGAGGTGATTTTGGATTAATATTTGGAGGTCCTGGTGGTGGTAAGAGTTGGTCATTAATTGCTTTAGGAGCGGCGGCTGTACAAGCAGGTTTTAATGTTAATCATTATACATTAGAATTAAGTGAAGCATATGTTGGTAAAAGATATGATGCTTGTTTCACCAAGATATCAGTTAATACAATTCAAGAACATAGAAAAGACGTTGAAAAGGTTGTATCTAATCTACCTGGTAAATTAGTTATTAAAGAATATCCAACAGGTAAAGCGACTATAAGCACTATTGAAGCACATATTCAAAAATGTAAGGATTTAGATCAAATGCCTGATTTAGTTATTATTGACTATGTTGACTTGTTACGCGCTAATAGAGCAAGTAAAGAACGTAAAGAAGAAATTGATGATGTTTATGTTGCTACTAAAGGTTTAGCTCGTGAAATAAATGTTCCAATTTGGTCTGTGAGTCAAGTTAATAGAGCAGGTGCTAATGATAACATTATTGAAGGTGATAAAGCAGCTGGTTCATATAATAAAATGATGATTACAGATTTTGCTATGTCAATTTCACGCCGTCGACAAGATAAAGCAGGTGGTACTGGTAGATTTCATATTATGAAAAATAGATATGGAATGGATGGTGTTACTTACGCCGCTGTCATAGACACATCTACAGGTCATATACAAATTGACACTGATGAGCTAGATGAGGAAACACTTGAGAGAGAACGCCCAGTTAAATTAAATGAAAATTTTGATACAGCTGATAGAGATATTCTTAAAAAGAAATTTTTTGAGCTTAACAATAATAGTTAAAAATATCATATTTATACTTATATGAGTAAAGTTGTATTAGTTTCATGTTCTGCTGGTAAAGAGGCAAAATCAATGCCTGCTGAGAAATTATATAATTCTGATTTATTTAAAAAACAATTAGAATACGCTAAAAAACTAACCAGCCCAAATGATATATATATTATATCAGCTAAGTATCATTTAGTACCTTTAAATAAAACCATAGCACCTTATAATTTAACATTAAAAGACATGCCTTCTGAAGATCGTGAGGCATGGTCTGAAATTGTTAAAAAACAATTAATACAAAAAGGTTATAATCTTGATAAAGATAAGTTTGTATTTCTAGCAGGAAGTGCCTATCGTCAATATTTAGAACCCCAGATGAAAAATGTTGAAGTTCCATTTGAGGGTTTACGTATAGGACAGCAGAAAAAAGCGTTGTTACAAAAACTTAAAGAAAATATCATTAAGTTAACAACTAAAATAATTAAGGAAGTAAAAAAACTTTATAAAAATGGAGTTCTCTAAAAAACAAATTGAAGAATTGATGGATCAATATCTTCAAGATAATGAAGACTTTGGTGATATTAATGAAACAAAATTAATAAATGAAGTATTAAACGGTTTTAAAAATTTACTTTTAGAGAATACAAGTGGTAAAGTTTCAACTTCACTTCTTCAAGAACATTCTAACGGATTAGAAGGTATTCCGAAAGATATATTTGAAGACTTTATATTATACCTTCAGATGACTGATCTCGACAGTCGCTTACTTTAAATCAAAAACATAAAAAAACAAATGCTGTCAAATGACAGCGTGACACAGTACACTAAACTTTTAAATATATAAACAAAATGGACGTAACGCAAGAAATTCTTAGTGAAATTACTACTTATATGAAGTACGCTAAGTTTAGACCAGAACTAAACAGACGAGAAACATGGGAAGAATTGGTCACACGAAATAAAGAGATGCATCAATTAAAATTTCCTCAATTAAAAGATGAAATTGAAAACGCTTATAAATTAGTATATGATAAAAAAGTTTTACCGTCAATGCGTTCATTACAGTTCGCAGGTAAGCCCATTGAGCTTAATAATGCTCGTATATTTAATTGTTCTTTTTTGCCTATTGATGATTGGCGCGTGTTCAGTGAAATAATGTTTCTTCTCCTCTCTGGATGTGGAGTAGGATATTCAGTACAAACACACCATGTAGATCAACTTCCAGAAATTAAAGTACCAACTAAACATAAAAGATATTTAGTAGGTGATAGTATTGAAGGATGGGCTGATGCTGTTCGTATGCTTTGTAAAGCATATTTTCAAGGAGCACCATTACCATTATTTGATTTTAGAGATATTAGACCAAAAGGAGCTCAATTAATTACTGTAGGTGGTAAAGCACCTGGTCCAGAGCCACTTAAAGAATGTTTGTTTAATCTTCAGAAAGTATTTGACCGTAAAAAGAATGGTGATAAACTTACATCAATTGAAGCACATGATATGGCTTGTCATATAGCAGATGCTGTATTGTCAGGTGGTATTAGAAGAGCAGCTTTGATTTCATTATTTGATTTAGATGATGAAGATATGTTGACTTGTAAGTTTGGAAATTGGTGGGAAGAAAATCCACAACGTGGTCGCGCTAATAATTCTGCCGTTGTATTACGCCATAAGATCACAGAAGAAGAATTCCGTAAACTATGGAAGAAAATTGAATTAAGCGGCAGTGGTGAACCCGGTATTTATTTTTCAAATGACAAAGACTGGGGTACTAACCCATGTTGTGAAATTGCTTTACGTCCTTATCAATTCTGTAACTTATGTGAAGTAAATGTTTCAAATGTTGAGTCACAAGAAGATTTAAATGAAAGAGTACGTGTAGGTGCTTTTATTGGTACATTACAAGCAGCATATACTGATTTTCATTACTTAAGAGAGGTATGGCAGAAAACAACTGAAAGAGATGCTTTACTAGGTGTTGGAATGACAGGTATTGGATCAGGAGCTATTTTAAATTATGATTTGAAAAAAGCAGCTGATTTAGCCAAAGATGAAAATGCTCGTGTAGCTGAGTTAATTGGTATTAATAAAGCAGCTCGTGTGACAACAGTTAAACCATCAGGTACTAGTTCATTAGTATTAGGAACATCATCTGGTATTCACGCTTGGCATAATGATTATTATATCAGAAGAATTAGAGTAGGTAAAAATGAAGCAATTTATACTCACCTTTCAATTCATCATCCAGAACTAATTGAAGATGATTTCTTTAAACCAACAATTCAAGCTGTAATTTCAGTACCACAACGCGCTCCAGAAGGTTCTATTTTAAGAACTGAAGATGTGATGGATATGCTTGAACGTGTTAAGAAATTTAATATGCAGTGGGTTAAAAAAGGACATCGTAAAGGAGCAAATACAAACAATGTATCCGCTACTGTATCAATTAAGGAAGGCGAATGGGACAAAGTAGGTGAATGGATGTGGGAAAATAAAGAAACATTTAACGGATTATCAGTATTACCTTATTTTGGAGGTACTTATACACAAGCACCATTTGAAGACATCACTAAAGAACAATTTGATGAAATGGCTAAACATTTACATAATATTGACTTAAGTAAAGTAATTGAGTTTAGTGATGAAACTGCTTTGATGGATCAAGCAGCGTGTGCTGGAGGCGCTTGTGAAATAGTATAATATGGAACATGAATTTATAAAAGACGTTCATTATTATATGGATGGTACGAGGGTAGTTTTTACTGCCCTCTACCACATCCAACGAGGAGAATGTTGCGGAAATAAATGTTCACATTGTCCTTTTGAACCAAAACATAAAAAAGGAAGCACTAAAGTAAATAAAAAATTTTTGACCAAAGAAGACTAGCTATATTTAAGTTATGCTTATACATAGTAAAGAAACAATAAGTAAAGAAATAGCTAAACTACAACCACTCAAATATAACCAGTTTTTCTGGTGGCGAAAATTCAAAGAAAAGTCTCCGTTATCAAATAAAGAAGCAGTGTATGCTCGAATTGATAATGGGGACTTTGATTTTTCGTCTTATTATTGGCAAGCACAATACGCGTTACTTGAGATGGAAGAAAAAACAGGCCATATAGCTGAACCTGATAAACGTAGAGAAGCTCAATCTATATATATGGAGCGCTGGAGACGATTAATGAATGATTATGAAAAAGATGAGCCACTACGAATAACAAATTATAAGAAAAATATAATTGGTTTGTTTGAAATAGAAGAAGAAGAATTAGAGAACAAAATGGAAAATTTTGAAGGTACATTAAGAGAACTTTATGACCTTATAAAAGCTACTTATAATTTTAGAGCAAAACAAAAACGTAGAGGAAGACCTAAAAAATATAATATATGAGTAAATTTCAATCAACAAAAGTATTTGATGGATACAGTTGTGTATTTCGTCAATGGAAAGCAGAAGGAACACATTGTCGTTTCTTACATGGTTATGGAGTATCATTTAGAGTATGGTTTGAAGGTGAATTAGATGAACGTAATTGGGTTTGGGATTTTGGAGGAATGAAACGTGCTAAAGGAACTATTGATGGTAAAAATCCTAAAGCTTGGATGGATTATATGTTTGATCACACTACAATTATTGCTGAAGATGATCCATTTATTAACGCGTTTAAACAAATGGAGACAGCTGGTGTAGCTCAAATTCGTATTACACCAGCTGTAGGAGCAGAACAATTTGCTAAATTTATCTTTGAAAAACTAAATACATTTGTTCAAGAAGAAACAAATGGTAGAGTTAAAGTAACACGAGTTGAATTTATGGAACATAATAAAAACACAGCTATTTATGAAAGTCAGTCATGAGTTACCTTTTGAGTTATTACATAAAAGTTATGAATGGAATGATTATGATTATTGTCTACCTCATTTGATAGATAAATCAGATCAGTATAGATTATTCTTTCAAAAAGCACGTTTAGACAAACGTTTTATTATTATGGATAATGGTTTGTTTGAAGGAGTAACTCATACACTTAGTGATCTTTTTGATAAAATTAATTTAATTCGTCCTAATATATTTATAGTTCCTGATGAATGGAATGACTCTAATAGAACTTTAGTTAACGCTAAAAGTTGGATGATTAACCATAAAAATAAACTACCAGAAGGAGTTGAATTAATGGCTGTATGTCAGGGGAAAGATATATCTGAGTTAATAAGAGTATATCAAATATTAGTTGATTTAGGATATAAACATATAGCGTTTAATCATTCAAGTATTGCTTATACTGAATTTTATCCTAATCATTCTAAGTTATTTGCTCAAATGTATGGTAGAATTGAGTTAGTAAGACGTTTAATCGAAACAAAAGCAGTTAGAGAAAACATATATCATCATTTATTAGGTGTAGCATTACCTCAGGAAATAATGGCTTATAGTCGTATTGATTGGATTAAATCAGTTGACACATCTAATCCAATTATTGTAGGTTATAAAGGAGAACGTTATGGAGATAATGGTATTGAGTTTAAACCTACTGAAAAAATTGAAGAACTAAATAAAGTAGATTTGGAACCTATGATGGAAGATATTATTTTTAATGTAAATAAATTTAAACAATTCATAAAATGAAAAAACAAGCAGTATTATCATTAAGTGGAGGGATGGATAGCTCCACCTTGCTGCTTCATCTACTCGCCTCTGGCTATGAAGTTACAGCTCTATCCTTTGATTATGGACAAAAGCATCGCGTTGAACTTGAGCGTGCTAAATCATTAGTAGAATATATTAATGATAGAATGTTCCGTACTAAAATAGACAATTTTGTTAAACATCAAGTAATTAAATTAGATGGTTTACAAAAATTACTTAATTCATCACTTGTAACAGGTGGTAAAGATGTTCCTGAAGGACATTATGAGCAGGACAATATGAAAGAAACAGTTGTTCCTAATCGAAACAAAATTTTTGCTTCATTGATTCAAGCAGTAGCGTTATCAATTGCTACTAAACCTATTACAGATGATTGTAGTATAGGTCAAGAAGTAGTTATTGCAATGGGTATTCACGCTGGTGATCACGCTATTTATCCTGATTGTAGACAAGAATTTAGAGATGCTGATTTTGAAGCATTTAAAACAGGTAACTGGGATAGTGAATTAGTATCACATTATACTCCATATCTTTATGTGAATAAATTTGATATTTTAAAAGATGGAGAAAAATGTTGTGAAGTATTAGATTTAAATTTTGATGAAGTTTATAAACGTACTAATACA